AAAGGCCGATCCGTCTCCAACAGCTCCAAACACCGACTCAAGCCCATCAAGTACTCCTCCATCTCCAGTTAGCGTACCTACACCACCGCCAGCCATACTTAATGGACTTGGGGTAGAATCATAGTGCAACGTGGCAAATCCTTTAGGAGTACCTTTTTTCACTTTGCCCTGTGTGTAAAACACTGTTTCGTATTCTAGTGTCATGGTACTTTCAAGAGTTTCGGCAGCACTGTAGTCAACATTTCCGTGCTGCCAGGTTTTAATTCTTGGATTCACTAATGTATAACCATTGAACCTACTGCGACTCATGGTGTATATACTGATTGATTTAAATATATCAGTGGATTTGTTTTTGTCTAGCCCGTATCTCATAGCACTGCGAGGATCATTAGAACTTCTATAATGAGTGGCAGAAAAAGCTGCTACAGGATTATGCCGGTCTTGAATATAGCTACCGTAATAAATCGCCCATAATGCATTTATAATACCCTGTGTATCGTCGTGAAATGTAATATTAACTGGCTCATAGTTAATCTGTTTGTATAATATCTTTTTTCGATTGTATTGATTCTTTACTACAGAATCAAAATTAAATTTTGGTAAATCGGCAGCTTTAACCAGCACTCCCATTTCGTCTGCATGTCTATTTGTAAATGCCGGTGCATTCATTGCTGTTTTGTCTAATTCAAAATGAACATAGAACAGAAATTTAGTTCTGGGAGCCAGTCTAAATGTGTCGTCAACAAACACTCTAGAAGCATGTTGCCAGTTCCCCATTAATCCTTTAGGATTAAGGAATCCCCCTACAGCTCCCTGTGTGAGATATTTGATAAATTTATTTGCCATATAGATATTTATGCCGTAAAAAAACCCGGATTTTATCCGGGTTTTTATTATCTCGTTGAAATATTAGCCTGCGCCGCCTTGACCTGTAGCTAGTTCGCTGACGGTTCTTGCAATTGCTGTTCCAGTACCAACTCCTACGGGACTTTGAATCAAGCTGTCAAATCTAATTGTTAGTGCAATTTGTACAGCTTCGTTGGTTGCGTAGTTGAGGTCTCCGTAGTCTGCATTTTGCAAGAAACATCCAAATAATTCAAATGTTTCAAGAACTGCGGCTGCTTGTTGACCGTTGCCACCATCTAAGATTTCAATTTTAGTCTTAAACTTATAGTCAATACCACTTCTTGCACTTGATTGTTCAAAAAAGTCAAATTGCTTTTGAACCTGTTGACCTACCAGTTTAATCACATTGCCGTTGGCATCATCTCTAAGATTTAGTGTTATTGGCTCAAGAGTGTATTTGCCTGCCATGTACACTTTCGAGTTGTAAATTGGTAGTTCAATTTCTTCAAAACCAATCTTAGGTCTAGATACGTCAACTACCTGTCTAGTAAGTTGAACTGCTTCTGTTGTGTTTACTCCAAATCCTTCAAATGAAACCCGAAACCTATATTTAAGTTTAGGCATCAACAGACCGGCGTTGGTGCCTGGCCCTGCTGTTTGGATCGACATATTGCTCAGTGTTGTAATTGCCATTTGTTATGCTCCGTATTGTATTTATGTCAAACTATAGACGTTAAATCTCACCTGTGTTTTTAATGCGCAGTGGAATGTAAACAAATTCAACGGCTTTAACTGGTTCAATAGCAACGTCTACCCATAGCTCGTTGCGATCTATTCTACTGCCTGTGTTATTTGATTCATCGCATACCACAGCAAAGTCATATATAGCTCTCAAGCCTACCAATTCTAACAGCAAGCTCTCAACAGCACCTCTAATTTCGTCTCTGGTGATCTGATCGTTTGGTTCAAAAATGTATGGACGAGCAAGTTTGTTTAACTGGCTGCGTAGATATACTACTAGTCTAGCAACGTTGATTCGGTCTAATGCACTTGCATTTCTAGCACGAGTTTTTTGACCATAAGCTACGTGTCCAACTCCCACAAAGAATGGAATAGGATTAATTTTTAAATCATATAGTGTGTCGCGCTGACCTTCATTTAGTGCAACAGTTTGGAATTCTCCAGTTGCAGCGTCTATGTATCCTACAGATGTAGCATTAGTAATACCGCCACGTCTTGTGCCTGCTGGGGCAAACCAAGGATATGAAACTGCATCACTTAGTGCAATGGTTCTTAACATCATGTGTGATGCTGGAACAACTGCATTAGCGCCGCCTAGGTCTGTGGTAAATCCGTTTGGATAATACACTGCACAGTATTCGTCGTAGCTGACAATACCGTCATCACCGTTGTCAAGCACCAGTCTAGCATTAGTACCATAATTCACTAGGCTAGTTGAATCGGATGGTAAACGTAATGGAGTATCGCCTAACACAAATGCTGTCAATCCACGATCAATGTTTAGGTTAATCATGTTGCTGAGAACTTCTGGATATCCTGGGCAGGAAATCAAATTAAAGTTTCTGCGTTCTTCGTCACGAATTTCAGAGCTAGTGTCTATCGCACTCTTTAGTGCAGATACTATAACTTTACGTTGTGCTTTACGTCCAAAACTTCCTGATCCATCTTCGTTGTTAGCTGATGCTGTTACCCAACGATCTGGTTGGTCATAGTATCCTAAAGAATCAAAACTTTCTCCGTCGCCGGCACCAAATCTAGGATTGTTATCTAAACCTAGACTAGTGATATAGCCATTTACATATTTTTTAACATTGCCGCTGCTTCTTCGTGTATTCCACAGCAACATTCCTCTTGGATATAAATCTGAATCTGGTGCGTCAGGATCTAGATAGCTGTTGGTTAACAAATCTTTGATAAGAGCAGCAGTATTTCCAGTCGCTCCGCTGGATCCATATCTTGCATCGGCAAACAATACACCTTCTTCAGTGGTCTGATCAGTTTTGTCTAACAATTTCCATTCTAAATCAATTACGCCATCGTAGCGATAAATTGCAGGATAATTTTCTATATCTGCTGTGCTGATCCATAGATCGCCGTCTACTAGTGGTGTGCCGTCGCTTTGTGTAGTTGGCTCTGTAGCACCAACTTGAGGACCAAGCGGATCTGAATTTGGGAAAGCTGTGGCAGTTCTGTAGCCAACAAATGTATCTCCGTTGTGATACATGATATCAACATCGCCAACATCAGCATTGTACCAGTATGTTCCGTCGGCTGCTTCGTTTAATGGTGATGTGCTGCTGGCTGCAAAATCTTCAGCAGCCAATGGCTTCCAGTTAGATGCTAGATAGTCTTCTGCGGCATCTGTTGGTAGTGCGTAGAAATTTAGTGTACCAGCACCAGAGTCTATGTTGTAATTAGTGAACAGTGTAGCAATTGGTGTGCCTGCGCCGTCTGTGAACCGAATATCACCGCCTGTTTTGTGTCTAATTGATACTTCGTTGTCTGCGGTAACACTAGCTTCAATTTGGCTAAGAATTGCGTCGCCGTTACTATCTACTCCAAAGTCTGCTGCGTTAATTGCCGCAGCAATTAATTCTGCATCAGCAGTATTACCATTAGCAGTAAACGAAACTGTACCAGATACAGCTAGAGTTAAGCTGCCAGGATAGGATTGCTTCATTGTAAAGTTTTTTGTACCATTAAATGAAGTTGATGTAATTGCTGCTGAAGTTATAACTGTACTGCCTGTGGCACTTCTGTAATATGTTTTAAATTCTGCTAGAACTGAGTTATCAGAAGTATTGACTTCTTCACTGTTATATTTGACAAATAAATTGTTTACAGCAAGATTAACGCCGCCGCCGGATCTATCTAGATAATAAAGTGCAGCGTGGCTGTTTTCATACAGAGGAGCAGATATTGCTTGCCAGGTCTTGGTAGCAGAACTCCACTTTTTAATTCTCCATCGTGCTCCGTTGTTTGGCTCTGTGGTTTTGATCCATACAGAACCAGTTTGGCGTGGTTCAGCGGCAGCTGTTCTCCACTGGGGCACGTTGGTGTGAGTTGAAATTTGTAATCTTGGTGGGTAGTATTCTTTAGCTTCAAATCCTAGATCAGCTAGTGCTGTTCCTGTACCGACTGCAAGTTCAATAGTTCCTGTCTGTGTTGAATCACCACCACCTGCGGATCCATCTGAGTAAAGATAAAGAGCAGTGCCTACTAGTTTAGCACTGATACCTAGTCCAGTTAAAGTTACATCTGTGTTGATAGAATTTCTTAAATTAGTAAGTCTTTGTGAAAGAGTAGCACCTGAAATACTAACAGTTGTTCCGTTAATCTTAATTGAGTGACCTGCAGTTAAGGATGTAGTTGATACGCCTGGCGCAGTTGGCCAGCTAGCTTTCCACTCAGGGCTTCCAACTAGTACCCATTGACCTGCTGTTAGAGTTAAACCGTCGGCTAGGGTATTACCTGGGCTTTTGTACCAAATTCTTGCGGCTTCTTGATTAGCAAACACAGGGTGTGTACCACCGTCACCGATAGTTTCAAGTACCACTGCATAGTCACCTATAGAACCTACTGAAGATTTAGGAGCATTTGATGCTATTTGATCTACTTGATCGTCTGTGAGTACTATTGGAGTTTTATTTGTGAACTTTTGACCGCCGGTAGTTGACCCAGCAGCTCCGTTCCATTCTTGAATGCCCCACAAAGTGGCAGCAGTATCAACCCACCACTGTCCATCTGCCGGTTCCGCTCCCGGGGCCGCTGTTGTTGCTGCTAGTTGTCCTAGGTCAATGTCTGCTCTAACAATAAATGCAGAACTTGATGCACCTAGGTAACTGTAAGCAGTAAGTAATCCATATTCGTTTCTTTCGCCGCCGTGTATAGGAGACGAACTGGCAGTTTTCTCAAAGAAAGGAACACCAAAAGTCTCAACAAGATCGCGTTGACTGGTGATTTTAAATGCCTTTCCTGCGTTAACTTTGGTTGTACCCGCTGCTGTGGCTGTGCCCGCTGCATTTAGTTTACTTGTTTTTGTGGCCACTACGATAAGAGGAGTTGTGCCGGGTTCGGCTGGTGTATAAAAACTCTCGTCAATTACCGTTACTTGTACGCCTGGTGATGTAAGTGCCATTCGAATGTCTCCTGGGGTTAATTCAATGTACTAATATTTAGCGACAAATCTAAAAAACCGGGAGTTACGAGTACCTCAAAAGGGGAGAAAAAGGTGTGGTTTATTAAATATAGTATGAGACCTTTATGTAAATGTGGCCAAAGACCCCGGGCTATAAACTATATTAAAAATAACAAAACATATTATCGCAGTCTCTGTGAAATTTGTATGCACAACGGGTTATCTCACGGAATTCCAAGATGGCAGAGATCCGGATATGTGTTAAAAAATCATTGCGAAAAATGCGGTTTTCGCAGCCCACATCGTGAAATATTTAGAGTATTTCATGTTGACGGCAATTTAGATCATTGCCGCCACAGCAATTTAAAAACTGTCTGTTGTAACTGTGCTCAGATATTAAGCAAAGATGGAACTACTTGGCGGCAGGGAGATCTTGTCGCCGACTACTAGACGAGCTGACTGTTTATAAAGATCATCAATAGAACCGTTGTTGTCAACGACTACATCAAAGTCACTGCCTAACCAGGCCCACTCGCTGGCATGTATTTTGCGCATTTTCATCGCATTTAATCCTACGTTGTTGCCTTGATTTGCACTGACTGCATCGGCGTACCAGTCAGGTAGTGTGCCCCTTTGTACCCAAACAATACTGCCGCCGGCCTGTTTTAAAGATTCAATTTCATTAGGAAATCTGCAATCTGAAATAACAATATTATCTCGACTATTACGCAGTTTATTTTCTAAACTGGCAATCCATATGTCATCGTGAAATGCTCGTCGGCATACTTCAGTGCCCCAGTATTGTAATACCCAGCGTGGAGTTAGAGTTGGCATATCTAGACGTTCTGCCCACCACGGATCTACTTGTTCCCGCCACTCTCGAGCCTGTGCTGTGCGTCCTTCCAGCATGGTTCGGTCCCAGCCGAACACCGAACTTACCGCATCTTTTAATGTGCTGGCAAATGATTCTCGTCTAAATCCGTGAAAGTTAACCAAGTAGTCAGCAACTGTATCTTTGCCGCTGCCTATAAATCCGCAAATGCCTATGATCATAATATTCTCCAATTAAGAATATTATAGTATATTAAGATTTTTAAGTCAACCTATTATCCAGGTGTATCCTGCACCGCCGGGAACTAATTTCATCAAATCATCTATAAGTTTTTCCATCTCTGCTTGCGCTTCTGTAATCAGTGCTGCGCCGTTGAGCTGTGTTCCGCCTTGAGGTCCTGCTACTTGTCCAAACTTTGATCGAGCTTGTCCTAGCATCATTTTGCAGTTGGCTAGACAGTAGTCTTTGACCCATTGCCCACTGTAGACATCTTCTATAATTGCAGTGTCTGGTTTGGTCATGTATACCTGTAACATAACACTTTCTTCAGTTCTAGGTCTTTGATGAATCATTAATTTATGACTCTGAGGATTCCAATTAAAGTTCATAAAACTGCCAAACATTTTTCCTATTAATTCTTGATAGCCACTGAATAGTTCATAGGTTAGCAGCCCGCCCATATTTGTTGACGACAGCAAATATGTATTAGAGTAAGCTAGATTAAATGGTTCAAAAACAGTACCGCCCGACCCGCCTCCTGTACGTGAACCAATACTGCGTCTAAATATTTGACGCACCTGCTGTATTTCTTTTGGTAACACATACTCGTTGGTGTCTTCTAACAAGGTTAAAAACACGTAAGATTCTTCCACAGAATTATCGCTACGCTGGCGGAAAACCGACAATGATCTATTCAGTGCAGTTTCATAGTGCTGTGGGTCTAGTTCAATGTCTATCATGCCGTCACCCAGCATGTTTTTACAATAATCATAGACGCTTTGTTTAACTTGATTTATTTGACTCATACAAGTATTTATCGTAGCGGTAAATATATGACTATGCCAAGACTAAGCCTGTACCGCCCAGAAAAGGGCAACGATTTTAAATTTATAGACAAATCTATTTGGGAAATGTTTCAAATAGGTGGTACCGACGTTTTTATCCACAAATATCTTGGGCCAGGGTCTTCCACAGACACTAGTCCAACTACTCCCAGCTACACGGGCAACAGCGTTAGTAACATACAAGACCTATTGTTCTTAGAAAACAGAGATAGAAAATACGATTCTGATATATACCTGTTACGGGGAATTTATAACATTCAAGACACTGATTTCAACCTCAGTCAATTTGGATTGTTTTTGCAAAACGACACGATCTTTGTGAGTTTTCATATCAACGACACTGTAGAGAAATTAGGAAGAAAATTAATTGCCGGTGATGTAATAGAATTACCGCATTTAAAAGATCAATTTGCACTAAACGATTTTAAATTTTCTTTAAAAAGATTTTATGTCATAGAAGAAATTTCTAGAGCAGCAGAAGGATTTTCTGCCACTTGGTATCCACATCTTTATCGTGCTAAATGTAAACCGTTAGTAGACAGTCAAGAATTTAGTGAAATATTAGATGGGCTTGCAGATGATACCGGCGCCGACACTTCAACTAGCCTTAGAGATATACTCAGTACCTACGAAAAAGAAATGCAGATTACACAGGCTGTGTTAGATCAAGCTGAAAGCGATGCTCCTCGAAGCGGCTACGACACTACTGCATACTACTCTCTTCAGTTAGATCAAGAAACTGGAAAAACTACTTTGGTTTCTGTTGACGCTTCGGCAATAACTGTTGATCACGGGGTACAGGCCACAGACGATAGTGGGTTCCCGTTAGTGGATGATAATGGAGATCCTATATATGTAGGAGCCACAGCTAGCTCTGAAATATTGTCGCCGAGCGCAACTGGTTATACCGGATATCTACTAGGCGATGGTATACCGCCAAACGGTGCACCTTTTACTGCTGGCACTGGATTTCCTCCTTCGGCTACCGAAGGACAATTTTGCCTACGACTGGATTTCTTGCCAAAGAGATTGTTTAGATTTAACGGCATTCGTTGGGTAAAATTTGAAAATCAAGATAGAATGACTATGAGTAATTTAGGTGCCAGCGATGTTGCAGAAAGCGGTGACGTGTTTGAAGGAAAAAATATACGATCTACACAAAAGGCTTCGTTTATCAATAACGATACTACTACTGTGATCAATGGTCGTAATATAAAAGAAAAACAAAGTTTGAGTAAAGCTCTTAGACCAAAGGCAGACGAATAATGGATTATTTTTATGACGGACAGATACGCCGATATGTAACACAGTTCATGCGAGTGTTTATAGGATTCAAATACAAGACAGGTGGCGATACTCCTATAGAAAAACATGTGCCGGTGATGTATGGTGATTTGACTAGACAGGTTGCAGCCATTATCAAAGACAACTCCGAAAATAAATTGTCGACTGTGCCTAAAATTGCCTGCTATATCAGCGGGTTAGAATTAGATCAGTCTAGAATTCAAGATCCTACGTTTGTCAGTAAAGTACAGATTAGAGAACGATCCTATGACGGCTTTGACAACAACGGAGATCCAATATATAATCAGACGCAGGGAGGAGGCTATACTGTAGAACGATTGATGCCAACACCTTTCAAACTGACAATGAAAGCAGACATATGGACTTCGAATACTGAACAAAAACTGCAACTGGTAGAGCAGATAATGGTATTATTTAATCCCAGCCTGGAGATACAGACCACAGACAACTACATAGACTGGACCAGTCTCAGTGTGATAAATGTAACTAGTCTAAATTTTAGTTCACGTACTATTCCTCAGGCAGCAGAGTCTGAGATTGACATATGCACTATAGAATTTGAAATGCCTATATGGATCAGTCCACCGGCCAAGGTTAAAAAATTAGGTATTGTGAGAGCCGTGGTGGCAAATATGTTCACCGAAGGCGGAGATATTGTAAACCTTCAAGATCTTATTTACAATAATGAAATTTCAGGAGGAGTGCAAAGTCAGGCTGGCGATAATCCGTCAGATCCAAACAACAATTCAGCAGATCCAAACAGTCCCAAAGCAACAAAAAATCAAACTAAAAATGATTATAGTGTATTGTTGTTAACAGCAAATATACCAGGATCTCCAGACAAATATACACTATCCATACTTGAACCTAACCAGTTGTTGCAAACACTAAAACTAACTGATCAAGCTTCTAGAACAGGTGAACGAATAGATTGGACGCTAATACTAGATCAACAAGGCGGCTATCTACCTAATCTCAGTAAAATACACTTTATGCAGCCTACTGGAATAGAAATCACTGGTAGATTCACAGTTAATGAGATAGACCCCACTCTATTGTCTATCACGCTTGACCTAGACACTACACCGTCAAACACTGTTAAACCGTTGACTGCCATTGTCAATCCTTATAATTTTAATCCTAAAAAACGATTCAATGGCATTGCAAACATTCCAGCAGGTACAAGATACCTTGTGTTAGACACAGTTAACAACAGCGAACAAAGGGGACAAAGCTCTTATGATGGCCCAGATGCCTGGAAAAATCTCGACGGAACTGATCCTTACATTCAAGAAAATTCAATAATTGAATGGGATGGTGAATTTTGGATCACAGCCTGGGTACCGGGAACTGATACTGCTGGAACTTACTTTACCAATTTAACCACTGGCATTCAATACAAATGGGACGGCTCTCAGTGGCTTAAGAGCTTTGAAGGTGAGTACGGCGCCGGATATTGGCGATTTGATCTAGATGCTTGATAAGTATTGTGATGCAAAAACGTGCGGGATTATTATTTCTTTCTAAGCAAACACAACGAATATTATTGATTTTAGAAAATCAAAAATGGACAGTTCCAACTTTTTCTAGACAGACTACGCTGTTGTGTGATGCTGAAAAATTGCTGGACACCTATGCCGTAGGACGTATATTACCCATAGAACTTTATCTCAGTGAAGATCGCGGGTTTGAATATGGCACATATGTATGTCTTATAGATCAGGAATTTTTGACTACAACTACAGCTACAATATGTTGGGCGTCGTTGAATTGTCTTCCTAGACATCTACACACAGGCCTAGCAAACACATTAAATAATCAAATCATCCGCACTAAAATAGAAACAATATTGGAGTTAAACAATGTTATCCCTGATAAAATCATCCCAGTTTCAAATTGAATACAAAGAGTTTTTTTCAAAAATTCAAAAAATTCCCGACGACCAACCAGTCAAACAAGAATTAACTGCGATGCTGAATCAATTACTTCAAGAAGTCAAGAGTATTGATATACAGCATCAAGAACTTACCATGATGCAGAGCATATCTTCCGGTGTCAATGACAGCAAACGAAAGATAATTGAGATCCGCAGACAGCTGGCAAAAAAACTTGCAGATGTAGATCAGGCCTGAGCTTCACCCCAACGTAGAATAATGTTTACTGGGGTTGCACTTCCGCTGGTTTTATACACGTTGATAGCCAGTACGTCTGGTCCGTTGGGGAATGTTCCTCGACCTCCAATCGCTGTGGTGCCTAGTTCTTTGAGTTTTTCCAAACTAAGCGTGTCAGTTGTTCCTGGGGTTGCTAAGAAAGAAAATACCTGTTCTCCCGGTACAGCATAACTGTATCCGAATGTAAACGTCACTGTGGCCGCAGCAGCTATACTGGTGTTAGATGACTGTGTAAATGTCACACGATAGACTGTGGTGGCTCCCAGTGATCTTGATGTCACAGCACTAATACTGGTACCCGCTGGAAACTGTGTCATTGTAGCTGAGTCTAGCAGTGTACTAACTGTTGCGCCAGATGCAATATACGAACCTGAGGTAAAGAACAAATAGTTGACATTGGTGTACGATGATGCTGTCTGCGCTGCCACAGCGGTAACTGTAACATTGGTACCTGCTGAAGAAGTACCTGTGGCATTAATAGATCCTGTTATTCTAGAATATACAGTACCGGACAGTGTAATAAAACTATTTGTAATACCAGTAATGGTCTGACTTGAATAATTAGTTGCACTTACTCGGTCGCCAACTGCTATACCCGAACTGACACGTTCTGAATTAGTGATCAAGAAATCTGGTTGACCATTTCTAATGGCACTGTTATAGTTTGAAGAAACCGCACTGGTCACTGTTACAGTGATGTTGGTGCTGCCTGGCGAATTTACATTAGGACTGGCACTCATGACAATCAAGGTGTATGTACCGTTGTTGTTCCAGTTTCGTGTAATACTGGTAATAGTCTGCGATGAAGTAATATAGGTTGTAGCTGACAGTCTATCACCAACCTGCATGGTTGTGGTTAGTGCGTCATAGGCTGTGTTAGTGATCCAAAAGAAATTTCTGCTTGTTTGGAGGGCAGGATTATGTAAGGCATATGTTGGAATATTTGCAGCTATAGCTGTCAACGTAAACGTAGTCACTGCGGTTCCAACGGCAGACACAGTGGTAGATATTGCACCTGCTACTGTGGCTGTGCTTGTAGTTTGAGCTGCCCCCCAGTTTACAGATCCGCCCAACGCTATCTGTGCAAAACTAGGTTGACCTCCAGCCGCTGCGGTATTCAACCCGTTCCAAGTGATCAAGGTAGGATTTGTAGGATAATTTTGCGGGTTTAACACACCTTCAATAACAATAGAACCACCGCCTGCTACTGCGTCGCTGGCAACGGCAATACCAGATAACAGTAATTGCGCACGATTTAACAGTTCTCTTTCGCCTAGGTCTCCAGTTACAGCATTACTGACACTTGGTGCCAGTCGAATTAGAAACGCTGTCTGTCTTGTAACGGATGCTGAAATACCTGTAGCAGCATAGTTAAAAATGTAGCCTCGGTCTTCGTCAAACAAGCCGTCTATGAGGTATGCACTACCCCAGTGACTAATAATAGGACTTGTGGTACAAGAAATTAACACCACTCCTTGATTGTCATTGTGTGCGGCAGCTGCACCTGCGGTGTATGTTCTTACAGCACCTGCTGCAAAGTTGCTCAAAGTTGCAGATCTAGTGCAGCCTGTTAGTCTATTTGTGGCAGTGCTTTTCCCGCTGTATGTTATCATCTCATTGTCTATGTACACTGTACCGCTGCTAGGGAAATCATGCACATTATCCAGCACAATATAATTTTGGCTGTCATCTAGAGCACCATTGAGTCTTCCTCTCGCACCTTCGTTTAAAACTTCGTATCGAACAGGTGAGTTACCAGTACGCATATAAGCTTCAGTATTGAGGTTGTTGCCTTTTAGTCTATGACAGAATACATAGTCGCCATTTGCACCTCGGAACATCCAGTCAATAAATCCAGCACCGTACCAACTGAATTGTATGCCTACCATCTGCATTTTGGTAACATCAATGTTGTAGCCACTCGGTCCAGTGCCGTCACAACGATCAAGATTCCAATCACTTTGCGGTATAATTAAATCTTGAACTTTACAAACTTTTACGCCACTAACAGAATTCACACCACGAAAATCCGGAGTAACCGTCATTACGGTATCTGAAGGAATTCCAGCCACCACGTGAGTCATGCCTCGTATCACTATGCGATCACCTTCTTGTAATTGACTAAGGAATCTAGTGTTAGTTCCAGTTACAAGATTGCTATCTGTCCCCACACTTATTGTACCAGCAATTTGAAAGGTAGAAGTTCTTCTACCAACCGCAAGTTCTTGGCCGTCATACAGGAAGAAAATTCCATTTTGATCGTCAAAGGGGCCTGTTCTCACTGTGGCACCGTGCCAATTTTCTAGGGCCATTTGACACTGACTGCCAATGGTGCCAGATAAAGCGCCAAGAGCAGTGTTTGCAATCACTCTAAAAGTTCTTTCGTCTACAATTTCGCTGACAGTATAACTGCCATTATATCCTGTGGTTTCAACTCCGCTGAGTCTTATTGTGGCTCCTGCCTGAACTCCGTGATCAACGTCGTCTGTTATCACGGTCATAATAGAACCTGACGTAAGTGCGGCAGCAGTAACAGATCTAATGTCAAAACTTGGTGCAAATAACGCACCAGTGTTATACATTGCGCCTTTACCAGATTGGTAACGAATGTACTTTTTACTCTGACGAATGGCCTGACCGCCGTGTTGTGGTCCGCCTGTTCCTAATTGAACACCACCATCAAATGGTCTATGTGTAAAGAATGTATCTGGTCTAACATATACTGTACCTTGGATCAAGGTAGCTGTACTGATATTACCTGCTGTTCTAGCAACGTATCTTATAACGTTAGGACTAATAACTTGCTCTACCGCAAAAGGTCCTGATGCTAGTGCATGGCCGCTGCCTGTAGAAGTTATAGCAACGTTTATGCCCATACCAGGTACAAATCCATGATTGTTTACAAATGTTATCTGCATAGTTGCAATAGCACTATATGTAATAGTAGCAGATGCAGCTACATCACCAATAGTAGCTTCAGAAATAGTCACTGTAGAGTATACTGCTATTTCTTCTCCTAAAGTGGCTGTCCCAGCACGAGTAACTGTGTTTATATTTGCGCCCGTAACAGAAGCTACAGTTAGTGTGAGGTCATTAGCAGGTGTTTGGCCTCCCAACAGACTTCCTGAAATTTTTATACGATTACCAACATAATAACCTCCGGTTCCGCCGGAATCAACAGATACTGAGGTATAGGAGCCACCCGAATAGTTTACTGTAAACACAGCATTAGTTCCAACTGGACTTGTTCCAATTGATCCACGACCGGCAAAAGTTGCTGTTCCAGTTCCTGTTCCTGCTGCTATCTGTACTGCGGTTATACCGCCCGTTGAAACAGTTTGTACATTTAGAAATAGATCGTTTTCAGGTGTAGTTCCACCTAGTGCTGAGCCCAAGACTTTTACAGTGTCGCCAACTTGGTAGCCAGTTCCTGGGGAAGCTATAGCCGATACACTGTACACTCCGGAACTTACGCCTATGTCAAAAGTAGCGGCGGTACCTGACGATACTACACCTTGTGCACCGCCGGTGTATGTGCCAGTATTACCATTTTTACCTCCAGTCATTGCACCGTTTAGGTTGAGTGTATTGCCAACTATCGATGTTATTTCTAGTAAAAGAGGAGGTGCTGCTAGATTGCTGACTGCCATACCTGCCGCTAGT